TCTTAAGCTTAGGAATAAACTTTCTATATCAAATATAGCCAGTTTTTCCATATTAATATCATCAAGTACACACGCCTTAATCACATCTTTTACAGATCTTAATACTTGTTGTTGATCTTTAGATTCTAGTGCAATCATTAAGATCTTTTCCTCTTTAACCAAGTATGGTCTGTATTCTATAGTTTGTCCTGTGGATGGAACTATTGTTTCATACCTAGAACTATTCAGTTTTGGTAAAGCCATTATATATTTCTCCTAATATAAATTATAATCCAAGTGCAGCACCGGCTCCGGATATAGCACTTGTTAACCCATCCTCTACAACAAATTTGTCATATGAAAATGTCACGGTCAGTTTGTTTGGTGTATCAGCTGATTCATTTGAAAGAGCGATACCTCCAATTGTTGTTGGAAATGCATTTTCCAACTTCACTCCATAAATAGGAATGTTCTGTTTGTTCAGTTGCTGTATTACAACATCTGTAACAATATCTTTTTTATAAGCAACTCTGTATGTTTCTAGGTCGACGATTGATTGTCCCCATTTATCAAACATGTTCTTAATGTAATAATCGTTGGTAAGCAAGAATGTCATAGTGACCTCTTCTTGTATTACTGCGTATGGTATCTTAACGGTTTGCTTTTCTGCAATATGGTCAAGTGTAGTTATCTGTGAGCTTGGTAAATTAACTGATTCTGCAAGTAGTGATATATCCCTAGGATCGTTTATAACGTTTGAGAGTCCACCACCAGAAACCAATCCTCCAATGAGAGTAGCAGGGTCACTGTTTAAAAGAGATCCTTGTGGGGGTGTAAACATAACATTAAACCTATTGGCCTGTGATAATCCACCCTTTTTGCTTATTGTAGCTTTTAATTGATCAATTGACATATGTTATCCTGCGTATTGTTTCCTTGAGTATCTCCATACTGATTCTTTCTTAACTTTCATGAACTGTTCAGTTGGTAAGAATACTGCGATTTCCCACTCTGGCATTGGCACTCTTGACATCCTAGATGCAACATGGCCCATAAGATAATGTTTATAACATGGTTGAAACTCTTTATATTTTGCAACACCGGTCAGTAGTTTATACCTCATTTTGGTTAAACGGCTACTGTCTGTCATATTCTTTGGTGCTAATTCCATCAACTCATCAAGGAATTGTGCTCTTACTCTTGGTGAAAGATAGTGTAGGTTTAAACCATGAAATCCACCTTTAGCTGGTTGTACCATAATAGTTAGAGGAAATCTATCGTAATATGGTAGGGTTGCTTTGGTCTTAGGATCATAGAAGTACATCATCATATCGCCAATCTGTGGCTTTGTTGTAGGGTCTAGAGCTTTATCTTTAAGGACCGTCCTTGGTGATACATCTCCTAATTCTTTTACCTTACGTTCAAACCATTGACTCGATTTTTTAGTCCTTGCTTGAACTCCTGCCCTGAATGCACCTGTTTGTAATGTGTTAAATAAACTAGCCATAATACTATTTATATCAATTCTTCAGTAGTTTTATGCCTAAATTCTTTAAAGTGTCCTCAGTCCATACCTGAAATTTCCATCCTTTCCTTTGTGCAAACTTATCAGCTGCAGTCCATTTGGATGTATTTTTGATATAGGTTGTGACCTCGTTGATATACTTCTTAGTTTTTCTTTGTTTCTTAGGTGCAACTGTGTGTTTCTTTGGCTTTATTTCAACCAATATACATTCACCATTGTCCATTTCAATAAAGAGATCTATAAAGTATCGATGTAGTTTTTGATCTGTCTTGCACTTATAGGGTATAACAACCTCTTCACTGTTCCATTTTACTATTCTAGGATTGCTTTCACACCATTTCATGGCCTGGCGTTCCCACATAGAGCGGTATGTTACCTTGGTTGAATCACCAACATACTTTGATTTGTTCTTTACTGTGTATTTACCCTTGTAAGCCATATAAATAGATATACCAAATAAGTTATTTACTACTATTTATACGGATAAAAACATGAAAATTTTAACGTTTCCAAAACATTTAAGAAAGCAGATCGATGATGGTACTGCAGCACATATGTCTTTCCAGGTGTTTCCTAAAGATAATCCTGAAGGAGGTGCAAAGGTGCATCTCTATATGCCAACTGGTATATCAGTACCAGATTCTGCAGGTTATACATCAGTAGATCTTGGTGCAATTGGTGCTGCAAAATCTGCAGGTACTGGAGAAGCTGAAATGACTGAGGCTGATGTTGCAATTGGTGGCCTAAATCTACTAAAGGGTAAAGGCGGAACTGCAGAAGCATTTTCAACAACTGCTGGTTTGGAAAAGGGTATTGTATCTAATCCATTTACTAATATTGCATTTCAATCTACAACTGTTCGTACATTTGCATTTACATTTAAATTAGTATCAGAATCTGCAGATGAAGCTGAAGAAGCACGACAGATTGAAAACTTTTTTAGAAAGAATCTATACCCTAAGAAGTTAGGAGTGTTTGCATTACAATATCCACCAACATTTAAGATTAGATTCTATACATCAGGTGCAGATGAATCTAAATTCTTACCATTTATTCAAGATTGTTATCTAGTAAATGCAACAACTTCATATAACGAAACTGCAAACATATTCCACGCAGATGGTGCACCGGTTGAAACATCCATTGCATTATCATTCCAGGAAACAAAGAACCTTACACGTGATGACCTATATGGTACAGGTGAAGGATACGATCAGGTACGAGGTAAATAATCATGTCATTCTTTAAACAATTTCCAACACAAAGCTATGATTTTAACCGTGATGGTATTATACAACAGGTAGTTGACATATATCGATCAGTCAGAATTGAAGGTTCAAGTGTTGATAACCCTTCGTTATACCTAAACTATAATATTAAAGATGGTGAAAGACCTGATATTGTATCTCAAAGGTTGTATAATACACCAGAATATTACTGGACATTCTTTGTAATTAACGATATGTTGCATGATGGCATGAGAGCATGGCCAATGAGCCGTACTGTAATGGAAGATTACCTTGCAGAAGAATATAGTGGTGTCGTTATTACAACAAACCCTGTTACAGTAACCAATACTGACCTTGGTATAACAACATTCAGAGACTCACTTGCAGGTAGATTTAGATTAAATGAAACAATCACAGGCCAGGCTTCTTTAAATCGCGCCACAACGCCATCAGGTACATTAGTTAAAAAGGATATTGACCTTAATCAATTAGTATTAAAGGACGTAACAGGTACATTTTTTGGCGATCCTGACCTTGTATCTAACAATTCTGAAACAATTTCTGGTAATCTTTCTAACGATAGTGTTGATACATATAAAGTATATCCCTACAGAGATGCACCACATCATTGGCATTTGATCACCGATCTAGAGAAAAGGCCAACAGACAATGGTGTATACGTCAGCGGTGGTGCATCTATAAACGATATTACATACCAATCCAATCAATCATTTGTATTTGATTTAAACGAGAAAAGATCTAGCATTCGAGTCATATCGCCACAATATATCGATAGATTCGTAGAAGATTTTGAGACTATGATTAATGAGTAATCAACATTTCCTACAGCCAGGTACAAGTAAGAGTATTATACCCTCTTCATATCAGTTAAAGACTGCAACAATTGTATCAAATAGCGGTAAAGAGTTCAATATAATCGATCTTGTCGATTCATTTAAGGTCCTAGAATCACTCTATCAATCGTCTATTACGGTCAATCTAGTGATTGCAGATGGGGTTTCATTCCTTGAAGCTGCAAAGATAACAGGTAGCGAAGAGATTATATTAGGTGTAACGCATACTTCTTTAAACGATAATAAGAAAAAACAATTCAATTTCTCAGTGTTTATCTCTGAGATCTATAATCATTCCAAGCCTAAGCCAGGGTTACAGGTATATCAGATAGAAGCATTCTCTGAACACATGTACATTTCACATACAAAACGAATGGTTAAACCCTTTGGAGGAACACTTGCATCATCAATCAAAGAGTTAATGCGAGACGCTGGAGTGTCAAGAACTCATATTGTAGAGACAGATTCAAAGAGTACTGTTGAAGGTATATACCCTAGATTACATCCATTAGAGGCGATATCCTGGTTAATGCGTAATACATACGATAAAGGAACACCTTATTTCTTTTATGAGACTGCAAAAGATGGTGTCAGTCTACGTTCATATGCATCTTTGTTAAATGACGAAGTGTACGATACCTATAATCATTTTCCATACTTTAAATCACAGATAGGAGATGAAGAGTATTATGAAGAAGCACGTAAAAAGATACAAAAGCTTTCATCTGATTTAGATCTATCGCAACTTGCAACACTGGCTTCCGGCGGTTATTCCTCTACATTAACAGATATTGATATTGCTACAAAGACTGTAACAACACATGTCATGAAGGCAGACGATAATGCAACACGTTTAAATGCACATCCTGTATATGCCGATGCATCTACCTTTGGATCCGTATTATTAAAAGAAGCCACTGATTCATTTCACCATTATGTATCATCTAATAGTAAAGCCTTTCAGGGAGATAACTATTCAAATGCATCATCACCGACCGTAATGAATCAACAGGCAACGCTACAAACTTTAGATGCATTAACGCAACGGATTACACTGGCTGGCGATCTAAATCTTACTGTTGGTAGTATCATATACCTTGAGATTCCTCGTACACAAGATCCAAGTGAAATAAAAGGTAACATAAAGATGGATAAAATGCTAAGCGGTAGACATATAGTAACACAAATAGAACATTCTTTTGACGAAGAGTATAACATGACCGTATATTGCAATAAAGATTCTTATATAATGGACATGAATGGAGAGACAGAGTAATGATTAGCCGTAAAGAAGATCAATTCATATCACCAAATAACAACTTTGTATGGTTTACAGGTATAGTAGAAGACGTAAGTGATCCATTATACATGAATAGAGTACGTGTTAGGTGCATTGGTTACCATACAACTGACAAGGGAGTATTACCTACAGATAAACTACCATGGGCTACAGTGATGATGGGTAATGACGTTGCAAGTGTTGCAGGGGTCGGAAAAAACCATAGTTGCCGGGTCAATTCATGGATCCTAGGCTTCTTCCGAGATGGCAAAAGCGCACAGGATCCAATCATATTAGGGACGATAACAAGTAGCACAGGAGGCGTATCCGATATTCCACCAGAGGCGCATGTCGATGGTAACACAAATCATGTACATAGAACAGAGGCAGGTCATCTAATAGAGTATGATAACACTCCTAATAACAATCGTATTAATATAACGCACTCTAGCGGAACGACTATTAATATTAATAACGCAGGAGATGTAGAGATCAATAGTATATCAGATGTGGTTAGTATAGACGGGAACACTACAATCACTGGTACACTGCATGTAACAGAGGCTACTACTTGTGCAGAAGAGATTACAGCGAAGAGTGAAGGCGATGAGAGTGTTACACTAACAGGACATACACATACAGAAGTGCCAGGTACAGGTGGGGCAAGTTCTCCTACACCATCAACGGCACAGACAAGTAGTCCAAAGGCAGGTACATAATGAGTACTACCTCTGCCCCCCATAGAACCTATTATATTATACCATACTTTCGAGCAAATGTACAGTGTTTCCGGAGAATATATGAGGCATCTGTGTACGCATATTGGCCATTATATACTAGGGGAAATGCATGCAGGGGTGGCGGGGGGCTAGTACATGCATGTTCTTCGATATGAATCTGAGTTTTGCTTCGATATGCATTATATAAAAAAAATTTCTCGAGAAAAATTTCTTTCCAGAACCTTGTCAACTATAACACAAAGGATATAAATAGATACATGGGAACAGTTAATAGACACAATTCAGGATTCGTTATATCAGATAGTGAGACCTCTTCGCGTACCTCTCGTAAGAAAGGATGGGCTGACCTTGATCTATCTCTCTATATAAACGATAAAACAAAAGATCTTTATATACCACAGGATGAACAGGCGATACGTAATGCAGTAAAGAACTTATTGTTATCTAACTTCTATGATAGACCTTTTGCTCCTACACTTGGTGCGAATATGAGAGGGTTGTTATTTGAACCTGCTGATACGATAACTAAGATAGCATTAAAAGAGAATATAGAGAATGTGTTGAATATACATGAGGGAAGGATTGAGTTATATAATGTGTTTATTGATGATCTGGCAGATGATAACGCATATAGAATAACCGCACACTATAATATAAAGGAGTACGATATAGAACAAGAAGTTGAATTAGTACTTCGAAGACTAAGGTAAAGAATTATGGCAACAAATTTTAAAGTAACGGAATTAGATTTCGACCAAATTAAAAAGAATCTTAAGAACTATCTGAAGACACAGTCGACATTTAATGATTATGATTTCGAAGGAAGTGGTATGAGTGTACTCTTAGATGTATTAGCATATAATACACACTATAATGCAATGGCTGCTCACTTCAGTTTAAACGAGGCCTTTTTAGACTCAGCACAGATACGTGGTAATGTAGTCTCTCGGGCAAGGTTGCTTGGATATACTCCAAGGTCTAAACTCGCTTCTCGTGCAGTTGTTAATATTGCGGTCACAGGATTCACTGGTGATCAGGCTTCGAATAATCCTGCAAACCTAACACTCGCACGAGGAACGCAGTTAGTCACAACTGTTGGCGGTAGAGAATTTTCGTTCGTCGTCCTCTCTGCAGATAACGCTACAATCGATTCAGCCACAAATGTATATACCTTTAATAATGTGGAGATCGCAGAAGGTACATTAAAGACTTTAAAGTTTAGAGTAGACAATGATTTAACGAATCAGAAGTATCAGATATCAGATAAGGATGCAGATACATCTACAATGCGCGTTCGTGTACAGGCTAACGATTTATCTTCTGCATTCGATATCTATACTAAGTATACTACGCTACTGAATGTCGACGCTGCAACTCGAATCTTTCATCTACAAGAGAATGCAAATGAATATTACGAAGTGTTCTTTGGCGATGGTGTCATTGGTGCTCGTCCTCAGTCAAATAATATCGTAACGCTCGACTATGTGTATACAAATGGTAAAGATGTAAATGGTGCGACAAATTTCGGAATGGGATCTAATATTAATATCGGACCATTCAGTGCATCATCAGTCGCAATAAGCCTGGTCAGTAAGTCTACTGGCGGCGCGGACAGAGAGACATTAGAGT